GCGGGTGAAGGTGTTCTCGCAGGGCCGGTTCCAGTATCAGCGGCTCACGAAGGGCCGCCCCGGTGACCTGTGGGGCGACGACTCGCTCGGCGTGTTGGAGAAGCCGTGGCCGGGTGGGACGACGTCGGACCTGTTGGCGACGATGCTCCTCGACGCCGACCTTGGCGGCAACGCGTACATCGGGAAGATCGGCCGTCAGCTGGTTCGTCTGCGCCCCGACTGGGTGGAGGTGATCCTCGGTGAACGCATCGGTGGGATCGGCCCGTTGGAGAAGGTCGGCTACCTGTACTGGCACGGCGGGAAGGGTCCGGGCGGTGACGACCCGGTGCCGTTCCTCGCGTCGGAGGTGTCGCACTTCATGCCGATGCCGGACCCGTTGTACGGGTATCGGGGCATGTCGTGGCTGACCCCGGTGATCCGTGAGATCCAGTCCGACGGTGCGGCGACCTCACACAAGCTGAAGTTCTTCGAGAACGCTGCGACCCCGAACCTGTCGGTGTCGCTCCCGAAGGAGATCACCCCGCAGCAGTTCGACGAGTTCGTTGAGCTCATGGACTCGAAGCACAGCGGCTTCCAGAACGCCTACAAGACGCTCTACACGGGCGGCGGCGCTGACGTGACGGTCATCGGGGCGAACATGCAGCAGCTCGACTTCAAAGTCACCCAGGGCGCCGGGGAGACACGCATCGCGTTGGCTGCGGGGATCCATCCGGCGGTCGCCGGGTTGTCGGAGGGGATGCAGGGCGCGTCGTTGAACGCCGGGAACTTCTCGGCCGCCCGCCGGCAGACCGCGGACATCGAGTTCGCTCACCTGTGGGGCAACGTCGCCTCGTCGCTCGAAGTCATCATCCCACCCCCGTCGGGGTCACGTCTGACGATCGACAAGCGCGACATCCCATTCCTCCGTGAGGACGAGAAAGACGCGGCGGAGATCGAACAGATCAAGGCCGGCACGATCGCGAACCTCGTCAAGGAAGGGTTCACGTCCGAGTCGGCCGTTGCTGCGGTCGACGGTCAGGACATGACTCTGCTCGTTCACTCCGGGCTCGTGTCGGTGCAGCTCCAAGCACCCGGCTCCCAGATGACACCTGACATGCCAGCGGGCGACATGCCCGTCCCCGCCGCCTGAGCGGCAACCCCCCACTGGAGGACTGATGACGCTCCTCGAGATCGACGCGCCCCGAACAGACCTGATCCGCATGGTCAAGGGTGAGATCCGGTCCGACGGTGACGGCCGCACCCTCGTCGGGTACGCCGCCATGTTCAACCGCGCCACCACGATCAACTCGTGGGAAGGGAACTTCAAGGAGACGATCGCCCCCGGCGCCTTCTCCCGGTCACTGAAGAACTCCGGCGACAAGGTCAAGATCCTCTTCAACCACGGGATGGACCCGTCGATCGGTGACAAGCCCCTCGGCCGGGCCACCGTCATCCGGGAGGACCAGAAGGGCCTGTACGTCGAGGTCCCCCTGTCTCGCACCTCGTACAACGACGACCTGATCGCCCTCCTCGACGACGGCGCCCTCGACGGCATGTCGTTCCGGTTCTCCGTCCCCAGCGGCGGCGACACCTGGGAGTACCCCACCAAGGGGCTCCCGACCCGCACGTTGACCGAAGTCAAGCTCCTCGAGCTGGGTCCGGTCACGTTCCCCGCCTACCAGGCCACCTCCGCAGGTGTCCGCTCCCGAGACGAGTTCTCGATCTGGCGGTCGCTGCCCGAGTCCACTCAGGCGCAGCTGTTCCAGGTCATCACCTCTGCCACCCGTTCATCGTCGCCCGCCCTCGGCACCGACGCAGACCGGCCCGGCCCCACCGACATGCAGGACCCGGCTCCGCGCCACTCCTCGGTCATCACCAACGAGGCCGCACTCCGCGCCCTCAAGACCCTCCAAGGAGTGACATGACGCTCACAGAGCTTCAGGAGCGGGCCCAGGCCCTCTCCGAAGAGATCGACACCCTCGCCCGAGTCGAGGACCCCACCGACGAGGAGCAGGCCCGGATGGCCGAGGCCATCGAAGAGGCCGGACCCCTCGCCGAGGAGATCAAGACCGCGAAGACCGAGAAGCGCAAGGCGGACCTCGCCGAGCTGCGTGCGTTCGCGCAGACCCCCGGCAAGGTCGAGCGGGAGGCGGAGCCCCCGACCCCCCTCGATCCGCTGACCGTGGTCGCCCGCACGAAGCGTGACCCGTTCGACCTGTCCGAGGTGCGCCTCGGCGCCATGTACGACGGGAAGCTCAACTCGACGACCGTCGCCGAGCTCCGCTCACGGGCCCACGACGCGGTCGAGCAGGCCCCCGAGTACGTGACCGACACGCACCGTGAGGCCATCGCCCGGCACGTCGACTCGGACCAGACGGGCCGGCTCGCCGGTCACGTCCTCCAGTACGGCTCCCCGGAGTACACGGACGCGTTCTTCCGGTACCTCCAGACCGGTGAGAAGATGCGTGCGGCTCTCAGCACCACCAGCGCCAACGGTGGCTACCTGATCCCGTTCCACCTCGACCCGAGCATCATCCTGACGAACGCTGGTTCGAAGAACCCGCTCCGCCAGATCAGCCGGGTCGAGACGATCACAACCGACGTGTGGCACGGCGTGTCCTCAGCCGGCGTGACCGGCGAGTGGCTGTCGGAGGCTTCGGAGTTCACCGACGCCTCACCGACGTTCAGCCAGCCGACGATCAACGTCGAGAAGGCCGGCGCGTACGTGCAGGCAAGTTTCGAGGTGACGGCGGACAGCAACATCGCATCCCAGATCGCGATGCTGTTCTCCGACGCCAAGGATCGGCTCGAGGCCACCGCGTTCGTGACCGGCTCCGGGTCGGGTCAGCCCACGGGCATCCTGACGAAGCTCCGGGCCAACACGGCATCGACGATGGTCAGCGCGCAGACCAACGCGTCGTTCGGTTCGATCGACGTGTACGCCCTGGTGAACGCCCTCCCGGCACGCCACCAGGACAACTGCGAGTGGCTGGCCCACTGGTCGATCTACAACCTCGTCCGGAACTTCGGGTCCGGTGCCAACAGCTCCGCCTTCTGGGTGGACCTCGGCCCCGGCATCCCGTCGCAGCTCCTCGGGCAGCCCGTCTACAAGAGCTCGGCGATGCCCGCCGCGCCCCTGTCGGCGGCGACTGCCTCGTCGGATGACATCCTCATCCTCGGCGACTTCCAGAACTACCTGATCGTCGATCGGGTCGGCATGGAGGTCGTCTACAACCCGCTCGTCGTCGGCGCGAACAACCGTCCCACGGGCGAGGTCGGGTGGGCTGCCTTCTGGCGTGTCGGTGCCGACGTCACGAACGTCGACGGTTTCCGACTGCTCCGCGCCTAGCGGATCCATCGCACGGCCGCGGGGCCTGGTCCCCACCACCGCCCCGCGGCCGCGCACCCAACAAGGAGGGGGACCCCTTGTCCAACAAACGCAAGACCAAGACCGCGCCATCGACCCGGCAGAGAGTGCCTGGCTCGGGGAAGTACGGCGGGGTCGTCGTCGCGAACATCCACCCCAGCGACGGGGTGTCGCCCCGGTTTATGAACTCGATGATCGACCTCCTCCTGTTGGATGCCCACCAGTTCGGGCATGTCGCTGGACGGTTGGATCTGACGTCGGGCGCGAACATCGTGACGGCACGCAACAAGATCGCCCGCCAGTTCCTCGAGCAGTACCCGAGGGCCGAATGGCTGTGGCTCGTCGATGCTGACATGACGTTCGACCCGTACACGTTGGACCGCCTGTTGCGGTCGGCGGACAGGACGGCCCGTCCGGTCATGGGCGGCTTGTGCTTCGCTCTGATGAAGGGCGACGAGCAGGAGATCGTCCCGACCCTGTACGGGCTGTCCCAGGGTGTCGGGCTGGCACGCTGGTTCGGTTACCCGCCGGATCAGGTCGTGCAGGTCGTCGGGACCGGTGCGGCTTGCCTGCTGATCCATCGCACCGTCCTGGAGAAGATCCGGGACATGCGTTGGGACGACGAGTTCGAAGCGAAGTACCGGGCGCAGTACGGGGAACCGTCCGGGACGCCGTTGGGGCATCTGATGTTCCCGCCGCCGTGGCCGTGGTTCCAGGAGACGATCACCGGGACCGATTGGGGGGATTCCCGGTCGGAGGATCTGACGTTCTGCATGAGGGTCGCGCAGGCCGGGTTCCCGGTGCATGTGGACACGTCGGTGAAGATCGGGCATGTCAAGCCGGTCGTGATCGACGAGGCCGCCTACCGGGCGAACCTCCCGCAAGCCGAGGACCCCGCCCCCACGTACGTGGTGATCCCGGTCAAGGGGCAGCTCCACTACACGGATTCGATCCTCGACCAGCTCGCCAAGCAGGGCGGCTACGAGGAGATCTTCGTCTACGACAACGCCGCCGGCACCGACGATGGCTTCGTATCGCACGATGACAAGCCGACTCAGTATGTCGACGGCAAGACGGTGTTTCCTGCTGCCGGGCTGAGCATCTACGAGATGTGGAACCTCGGGATCAAGGAAGCCCTGTCTCGGTCGCCTCGCTGCAACATCGCCATCCTCAACAACGACCTCGAGCTTGGCCCCGACTTCCTGAGCCACCTCGCGGACGTGCTGCGTCAGCGGGTCACGATCGCTGCGGTGTGCGGGAACTACGACAACCGGCAGATGGTCGAAGCGTTCCAAGCCACCCGCGGGGTTGCGGCGGGGCGGATGGACGGGACCGGCGGGTTCGCCGGGTTCGCGTTCATGGTGAAGGGCGAGATCTTCGCCGCGGGGTGCCCGATGTTCGATGAGGGCTACGAGATCTGGTACGGCGACACCGATTTCACGATGACGTTGGATGCCGGGGATGCGGTGTACGGGATCGTCCGTGACGCCCATGTGGTCCACATCGACGGCGGTTCGAAGACGTCGGGTGACGGGAAGGGCAAGCGGCTCACCCCGGAGCTCGCGGAGGCGGCTAAGCGGGACCGGAAACGGTTCGAAGCCAAGTGGGCCCGGGTCGGTGCGGCATGAGCGGCGTCCGTTGCCTCAAGTGTGAACGGCCAGTCAGCTCCACCACGATCATCATGGCTCACCCCGGGTTTGCCATGTCGTCCCGCCCAACCTTCAGGAATGAACCGTGCGGTCACCATGCGGGTCTTCTCTTCGACTTCACAGATCCACCTGAGCACGTCGAGCAGATGACGCAGGGACCGGGGGAACTGCGGTGATCGGCCCCGCCGAATCCGAAGCACGGTTCTCCCCCCCCGGCGGCTGGTGCCGTCACCCTGAGTGGTGGACCTCCACCGATGACCACTCCACCGAGATCGAAGTGTCCGCCCTCATCGCCGGACTCGTGCGCGGCACCCAACCCGGACTGTGCATCGAAACCGGATCCGCGTGGGGACAGACCGCCGAAGCGATCGGCCAGGCCCTTCACGCGAACGGGCACGGCCGACTCGTCAGCCTCGAAACCGACCCGGAGCGGGTCGCCTACTCCAAGGGCCGTGTCGCCGGACTCCCGGTCGATGTGCTCGAGATGTCGTCGCTGGACTACGAATCGGACGCCCCGGTCGACCTGCTGTTCTCCGATTCGCTGTTCCCGCTGCGTCTCCCCGAGTTCCACCGCTTCTCGCCGCACATGCCTGCCGGGGCGGTCGTGGTGTTCCATGACACCCGTCCGGGTGCCGGTGGCGGCCAGGTCGGCGACTTCCACGGACTGTCCGCACAGATCGCCACCGAGCTGTCGCATCTGGCCTGGCTGAACCTTCGCACTCCCCGTGGTGTGATGATCGGCCAGATCCGGTGATCGCCGTCGCTGTCATCTCCGACCGCGGCCCCCTGTACCTCCCCGACTGCCTCGCTTCGATCGACGAGAACCTTGGCCTCGACCCGCATGTGGTCGACGACAGCGACCACCGCCTCGGGATGGCTGGTGCGGTGCGCGCCGCGTGGGACTGGGCGCTCTCCACCGGCTGCGACTATCTCCTCCACGTCGAGGAAGACTTCCGGTTCGTCACCCCACCGCCCCTGGCCGAGATGGTCGACGTGTTCACCTACGACGAAACCTTGGCTCAGGTGGTGTTGAAGCGGCAGCCGTGGTCACCGGAGGAGGCCCGGGCCGGGGGGATCATCGAAACGGACCCGCAGGCGTACACGGACCACTCTGCCGGCGGGTTGCAATGGGTCGCACACCAGCGGATCTTCTCGCTCAACCCGTGCCTGATCCCACGGAAGTTCCTTGAGATGGGATGGCCGGACGGCAACGAAGCCGAGATGACAGCCCAGCTCGTTGCGCTCGGCTACCGGTTCGCGTTCTACGGTCACCGCACCGACCCGCCCCGCGTCGTCCACGTCGGAGCAGAGCGTGGGGTCGGGTGGCGACTGTGATCGCCGTTCTCGGTGCGGGCCCGCACGGACATCAGATCGCCGCCCTACACCCCGCCTCGAACCCGCAGCTCTACGACGACCGCCTGAAAGGCTACGAGTGCGTCCTGACGGGCGCCTCACGGCATCCATGGCTCATCGGGGCCGCATGGCCCACCGTGCGCCGACAGATCGCTGAGAAGGTCACCGACGAATCGGTGCGCGGACCGTTCCATCAGGGCCGGGTCATCTACCCGGGTGCCCGGCTCGGTACTGGGGTCGAGCTCGGCGCCCACGTCCACATCCAGTTCAACGCTGTCATCTCGCACGGGTGCACGATCGGCGACTTCGTCACCGTCTGCCCCGGTGTCGTGCTGTCCGGTGAGGTCACCGTCGAGGATGACGTGTTCATCGGAGCGAACGCCACGATCATCCACGGTGGGATCACGGTCGGCCGTGGCGCGGTGATCGGTGCGGGTGCGGTCGTGATCGACAACGTCCCAGCCGGTGCGGTCGTCGCAGGGGTCCCCGCGAGGAAGATCCGATGATCTTCGTCGTGCCCGTGAAGTTCGATCCCGC